TGCCGGTGGGCCTATGGCTGGCATGGCAATCAAGATGGTTGCCAGTAAGATCGGCGTCCCAGATGCTGGGGTTGAGCAGATCGAGAAGATACTGGAGACGCAGCCAGAAAAGGCGGTACTCGTAAAGCAAGCAGATACGGACTTCAAAGATCGGATTCGAGAGCTTGAGATTGACCTTGAGTCGTTTAAGACTGAGGTTGAAGACCGAAAGGACGCTAGGCGCGTGTTTGGGGATGACCCGACACCGAAGATATTTGCCGTAATTAGCTTGCTGGGGTTCCTTGCTTATATCTTCATGGTCACTATACAGCCCCCTGACGCCAATGATGACGGGGTGGTGAACCTCGTGTTGGGATACCTCGGGGGCCTTGTTTCTGGTATTAGCGCGTTCTTTTTTGGTGGCAGTAATGGAAAAAATAAATAGGATGCTCCGCCTCCACGAGGGGGAAATCAAAACTAACGGCAGACACAGGATATATAAGGACCCAGAGGGTTATTGGACTGTAGGAATAGGCCGCTGCGTAGACCCAGAAATAGGCCTTGGTTTATCAGATGATGAGGTGGATTATCTCCTATCAAATGACATAAACAGGGTTGTGAAAGAGCTGGGAACAGAATTTAGTTGGTTTTCTTCGCTCAATGAAGCTCGTCGTGATGCTATGATAGACATGTGCTTTAACCTAGGAATGCCTCGTTTGAAGGGCTTTGTAAAAGCCCTAGCTGCAATGGAAGACGAGAATTATGAGGTCGCGTATGTCGAATTTATGGATTCTAGGTGGAGTAAGCAAGTGGGACAACGGGCTGACCGTTTGTGCAACATGATACGAAGCGGAGAGTACCCCAATGAGTTTCTTCAAGCTGACGCTTAAGCCGGGAATTGATAAGCAGAACACAGAATACGGCGCAGAAGGAGGCTGGACCAACGGAGACAATATTCGTTTCCGTTACACTCTGCCTGAAAAAATAGGCGGCTGGACCTATTTTAACACAAGTGCCAACTACCTAGTTGGCTATGCAAGTCACCTGTTTTCATGGGCCTCTTTGGCTGGAACCCCTTATTTAGCCATTGGCACAGATAGAAAGGTCTATGTCAGCACTGGCGGCGCGTGGTATGACATAACGCCTTTGCGAGCTACAACCGCAGCAGGAGACGTGACTTTTGCAGCTTCTTCTGGTTCAGCGGTTATTACAGTTACAGATACCGCTCACGGGGCCGAGGAAGGAGACTTTGTTACCTTTTCTGGCGCTGTCTCACTTGGCGGTCAAATCACAGCGGATATTCTCAACTCTGAATATCAGATCACTGAAGTAGTCGATTCTGCTACATATAAAATTACCGCTCCTGTAAACGCTGACGGCAGCGATACAGGTAATGGAGGAGCCTCTGTTGTAGGTGCTTATCAAATAAACGTGGGCTCAGACACCACGTTTTTTGATTATGGTTGGGGCACAGGCACATGGGGAGCAGGCACGTGGGGCACTCCTAGAAGCACTTCTGAGGTGGAGTCGTTGGCTTCTCGATCTTGGCAGTTTGACAACTTTGGCGAAAACTTAATTTTACAGTTGGTCAACGGGGCAGTTTATCAATGGAGCCCCACAACTGACGGCGTGGGAACAAGAGCTTCTGCTATCTCAGGAGCGCCCACAGCAAGCACTTTTGCTCTGGTATCAAGCCCAGATAGGCATTTGGTTTGTTTTGGGACGGAAACAACTGTTGGAGACCCCACCACTCAGGACCCAATGTTTGTGCGGTTTTCTGATCAGGAAAACATAGGCACCTTTACCGAGACTGCGACAAATACCGCAGGCGGGCAGAGGCTATCTGACGGCACTGAGATTGTTAGCGCCATTCGATCCAGAGGCCAGATACTGATTCTCACCGATACGTCACTGCATGGCATGCAGTATATTGGTCCTCCGTATACTTTCGGTTTCCAACAACTGGCAGCTAACTGTGGCTGTCAGGGCCCGCACGCTGCGGTAGATGTGAATGGTTTGGCCTTTTGGATGGGTAAAGAGGCTTTTTATGTCTTTGACGGCACCGTTAAAAAGCTCCCTTCTACTGTTCAGGATTACGTTTTTAGTGACATAAATCTTGTCCAAAAGACCAAGGTATTTGCTGCTTTGAACACTGATTTCAACGAAATTACTTGGTTCTATTGCAGTCTTACTAGCGACTATATTGATCGATGCGTGACGTTTAATTATCTTGAAAACGTGTGGTCTATAGGCACTCTCGCTAGAACTACGTGGCAGGATGTGGGGGTCTTTGAAAAGCCTATTGCGGCGGAATACTTTCCGACCAGTACAGCGAGCACTATCAGCACTATCTATGGTCTCACCGCTGGAAGGACTTTGGTTTATAACCAAGAAGACGGCTATAACCAAGCAGATGGGACTGCTATCTCTGCCTTTATTGAGTCTGGGTACTTTGACATTGGAGAGGGCGATAATATGGTCCTGATGCGTCGGTTCATACCTGACTTCAAGGATCAGCAGGGAGACGTGACAGTTAATTTGTTCTTGAGGCCATATCCTCAGGCAGATGCAACGCCGAGCTCCTTGGACCCGTATACGGTCAGTCCCACTACGCAAAAGGTGGACACTCGGGCGCGTGGTAGACAGATATCGCTTAAAATGACCAGTAGCGACATAAATAGCTGGTGGCGATACGGTACTCTGCGCGTTGACCTGCAACCGGATGGTCTCAGATGAGCAAAATACAAAATGTTCGTTTACCTAATGCAGTTGCAAACGAGTATAGCCCAGAGCAATTTAACCAACTGGTGCGTTCTCTTGAGCAGGTAATCCTTCAGCTAAATAGCACGTATACGCCGATAACCACGGAAAACTTAGTTATTGCTAACACGTGGTTTGAATCAAGAGGAGATGAAACTTTGACTGGCCCAATATCAACATATCCGTCTGGACCCGCAGGTGATGCGTTCGGACGCATGCGGACCAGCCAACCTTTCACCTTGTTTGACAGTCAAGCCCGTTATCAAACAAATGGTCAATTTGATACCTCTACCACTGGAAGTGGGTCAACTAATTACGTTGCTGATCAAAGCACCCTAGAACTTGACGTTACTACAACGTCTGGTGACGAAGTAATTCGTGAAACCAAGCGCGTTTTTCCATATCAGCCCGGTAAAAGTTTACTTTCAATGAACACTTTTGCTTTTAACGCGGCGAAAACTAATTTAAGGCAGCGAGTGGGGTATTTTGGAGCAGAAAACGGAGTCTATTTAGAACAAGACGACGACACTGTTTATTTTGTGCTTCGCAGCAATGTGACAGGCTCTGTTGTAAATACAAGAGTGGCTCAATCCAATTGGAATGGCGATACCTTTGACGGTAATGGCGCCAGTGAAGTGACTCTTGACCTTACTAATACGCAAATATTTTGGCAGGACTTTGAATGGTTGGGCGTGGGTGCGGTTCGCTGTGGCTTTGTTATCAATGGCTCTCTCATTGTGGCTCATACATTTGATAACTCTAATGCTATTTCGACAACGTACATGACTACGGCCATTTTGCCCATTAGATATGAAATCACCAACACGGGAACCACCGCATCTAGCTCTCAAATGAGGCAAATATGTTCCACTGTTATCTCAGAGGGCGGCTATCAGAACAAAGTCGCCAAGAGCTGTGCCCGAATGACCACCGACACTACTGTCGGCACGAGTTTCGAGCCTCTGGTCACCATACGATTGGCTTCTGACCGTCTTGACGCGGTGGTTTTACCTGCGGGATTACCTGTATTGCCTAGCGGCACTAGCCCAGATGACTATGAGATTGCTCTGATACGCAATGCCACGTTGACTGGGGCGTCTTACAATACCACCGACTTTGCCAACGTGGACTATGACACAAGCGCCACGGCTCTTTCTGGTGGTGAAATCCTGAATGTGCAGTATCTGAGCGGCACTAATCAGAGCGCCTCAGGTATAGGAACCACTTTTGATTATAATTTTGATTTGCAGCTAGGCAGGACAATCGCCGGAACTAGCGATACACTGACGCTGGCTGCTCGTGTATTTGCAGGCAATAACGACATCATCGGCACTTTTGAGTTCTACGATTTAACATAGGCAATGCATGGCTAATAGATATTTACATGACGTTTCGATCCCCAGTGCGGCGACTGAGACAACAATTTACACCGTGCCTGATGCGACAACTGCAATCATGCGGTCCTTGCGTGTAACGAATGCCAATACCTCCAATGCCTCGATTACTGTAACTCAATACGATTCTGGCAGCGCAACTACGCACTATTTGTTAAAAAACAAGGCCTTAGCCTCAAATACAACGATAGATGTATTTAATGGGGTGCCTTGTGTTGTTGAGGAAGGAGACATCGTGAAAGTCACGTCAACCGTGGGCACGGTGCATTTTTACCTGTCATACCTTGAGGTGGACAGGAATTGATAAACCATTGATAATGTAACAACTTCGCATCTCCCGATGCGCGACCTCTTGTGGGTCTTTTTCACTATTGACAGGTGCAAAACACATGGCAGAAGCGATGTCGGGAGCAGCGATGGGACTCCCCGAACAAAATCCAGTCGATCAACTGACCCCAGAAAATCTGGCGGCTTTCGAGCAGCTTCGCCAGCAAGTCTCGCCCCAAGAATTTAGCAAGGACCTTCTTGATTCAGCTTCAGAGGCTGATCCTCAGGCTGTTGCTGAGTTTAAGGCAGAACTTCGTGATCTTGAGCTTCCCCCAGAAGCTATGGACGCGCTTAATCAGATGGTCGATGAAATCTTAGCGTCCCCACAGAATTATCAGCAAATCAGAGAGAAGTATCTGGCGCAGGACATCCCTGAGGACCTGCTTCCTCCTGTGTTTGATCCAGAGTTCTTTGCTGCCCTGAACATGGCAGTTGATGAGATACGAGCTTCTTCTCCTGCTCCACAACCTGAGCCACAGAACTTTGCCCGTGGCGGAATCGCTGAACTTAAGCCTATTGCAGCGGCCATGGCTCAACAGGGTCGTTATGGCGATACGATGCTGGCCCATATTTCACCACGTGAGGCTATGGTTTTACGTCGGATGGGCGGTAGCGGCACAATCAATCCTGTAACCGGATTGCCTGAGTTTTTTCTTAAAAAGCTCTTTAAGGGCGTAGGCAAAGTCTTCAAAAAGATTGGCAAGGCAGTTAAGAAGTTTGCCAGTTCTACCGTTGGTCGGATTGTTACCTCTATCGCTCTGGGCTTCTTTTTGGGGCCAGCAGCCGCATCTATGCTGGGGGTTACGTCCTCAGTGGGCGTGGCAGCAGTCTCAGGCTTCGTGGGTGGTGCAGGTTCAACCTTGGTAGCAGGCGGTAATCTGAAGGATGCTCTCAAAGTCGGTGCAATCGGTGGTCTGACCGCAGGCGCAATCGGTGGCGTAGCAGGCGGTGCAGAAGCCTTTCAGGCTGGGAGCTATCAAGGCGCAACTACAATCAGCGGTCAGGTAGAGAAAGCGCGTGACTTCTTCACTGGCGCAGGCGATTCAGCACTTCCTGACGTAGGTGAGTCAGCAGCCGAAGCAGCCAGAGGCGACGTAGTAGGGGGCACCGAGGGTGTTTCTAAGGTCTACGCTCCTGAAATGGTCGATGCCGCTGGCATAACACGGACTCCTATGCAGCAGGCTGGAGCACAGTCTTTTCCTGCCCAGCCCAACAACTTAGCAG